GCGTCAATATTGGTGCCTTAAAATCCGTTTATCAACGCGGATTAGGCGCTTATAATACATCTCGCAGTCCATCCGTTGCTGCTGCTGGTGGAGCAAAACAATGGGCAATGGCTCGTGTAAACGCATTTTTATTTTTAGTTAAAAGTGGTCGTCCACAAAATAGAAATTACACTACCGATTACGATTTGTTACCTAAGGGACATCCCAAACGTAAGGAATTTAAGCAAATAATGGAATCAATCATTGCTCAAAAAATGATTGAACAAATGATGTTTGCTGATATGGCCGAAATGATTTCTTTTGATTATCACGATACTCTAAACACTGAAAGAGGTACTGAATTAGCTAAAGAATTAATTGCTGAAGGGTATGATGTACACGTTATTAGTGGTGCTGATGATGTAGAAGAATTATATCCACTAACTCGTGAATTAGGTATTCCTGATAGTAAAGTACACGCAGTTGGTTCAAATAAAGCTAAAATTGAATTAATTAAATCACTCCCAATTATCAAACATTATGATAATAATCTAGATGTTATTGAGGCATTGGGTAATGTAGGATATCAATTTGAATTAGTAGTATCAGGTTTACCTAATTTTCTAAATGAACCAACTGAGAGACTAAAAATCAATAAGGAAGCATCATATGGATTTGCTGCTATTGAGGAACAACAAATGTTAGTAGGTCCAGCTATGATTCCTAATAAGCTAATCAAGCGTAGAGACGAAAACGGAGAAGAATATTTTGTTTATTTTACAGAAGAAACTATTAGAAAAATAGCGTATAAAATGATGGCTGATAAAGTCATTGACAAAGTAAACATTGAACACGATGGTAACAAATTTATAGATGGTGCCTATCTTGTTGAAATATGGATTGTAGAAGACCCATTAAAAGATAAATCCCTTGTTTATGGTTTCAAACCAGTCAAAGGAACATTATTTACAATGTACAAAATTCAAGATACAAAAGTATTCAATGATTACATTAAATCAGGTAAAGTCAAAGGATTCAGTATAGAAGGATTCTTTGAATCTAAAACAATTAATTAATTTATTATGCCCATAACACAAAGAAACCTAGGAGAAGGTAAAGAAGAATTTATCACAAGATGTATTGCTGATATGTCTGCTGAATATCCACAAGAACAAGCAGCCGCAATATGTTATTTACAATTAAAGAAAACTCGTATGGCGGAAGACGTACCTGAGATTGACCCAACATTGTTAGCACAATGCTTGTTAGATGTTCAGGGAATGAATCCATCATATTCTGGTGCTGTAGCAATGAAAATCTGCCAAGCTAGATTAGCTGTAGGCGCCAGACAAAGAAATATTGAAGAGGATGGGATTATTTCTCCAGAAACTCTTTAATATGTATATTCTGTTAAATGATTAACTTAACTAACACAATCCTATGACTCAAGAAAATCTAAAAGCTCTTGTCAAGGAATACTTCAACCTTACCGAAATCAAGATGGGCGAAATCTTCGACGAAAACAAAGCATTCAAAATTGTTTTTGACGGAGAGGAGCTTGAACTTGGTATGAAAGTTATGGTAGTAACAACTGACGGGCAGGAAATGCCTGCTCCAGATGGCTTCCATAAACTTGAGGGTGGTATCGTTATCAAGACCGAAGACTCTGTTGTTACTGAACTCACCAAAGAAAGTGAGATGGTAGAAGAAACAGAAGACGGAGGAAAAGTACTTGATAAAGGACCACAGCAAATGGCTGAACTTCCTGTACAACAGTTTCCAGTAGAAGTTCAGCGTGGTGCTGAATTCGAAAAACCAATGCCACAGCAAATGGAAGAAGATAAGACTACTGTTGAAGATATTGTTTCTGCCGTTGCCGAAGTAGTAAAGCGCGAAATCGCTGATATGAAAGAGGAAATGAAAGAAATGAAATCCAAAATGGAAAAAATGGCTGAATCTCCTGCCGCAATGAAAACATTGCCAAAAACAAAAATGGCTGCTGAATCATCACCAGCAGGCATAGTAGACTCAACCCGCTATGAAATGATGAAAAAATTAATCTCACAAAAAATAAAATAATTATATTATGTCACTAAACGTATCCGCATTAGCTGATTTCAACAACCAGATTGCTGGTGAGTTGTTACTCAAGCTTGTATATGGTGGTAGCACTATCGAGTATGTCACAGTTCAGGAAGGAGTAAAGTACCTCGAACCTATCAATTTATTCGAGGTAAGCTTATACATTAACAATGGTACTTGCGTATCAACTGCTTCTGGTTCAGCCACTTTCACTCAACGTAACATCCAAGTATGTCCACGTACCTCTTTCGACGCACTTTGCTTGAAAGACCTAGACACCAAGTACTTAGGTATTAGCTCACTTGACCGTGGCTCATACAACGAGACTTGGGCTCTTACTAACGCCTATAGCGAATTGCTTGTAAACCAATTCCAAAAGGCCAACGACCAATTCTTATGGCAGCAACAGTCTGGTTCAGCTTCCACTTATGGTGGTACTTGCGCTGTATCTGGTCTTAACTATATCATCACTGGTTCAACTTCTGGTGTAGTAGTTCCTGCTTCAGTTACTGGTTCAGCATTCTCTGCTACAACTGCTTTAACTATTATGGACACTATGATTGCTGCCCTTTCTAGTGATGTTGCTGACCGCGACGACTTAACGTTCTTTATGAGTGTTACAAACTTCCGTAACTACGTAACTGCTCTCCGCACTGCTAACAATTTCTACTTTGACCCAGCTTCTATCACAAATCGTGGTGGTATCTTGGAGATGATGTACCCATTCCAAAACGTAAAAGTAGTTGGAACAGTAGGTCTACAAGGTTCAGGTCGTGTAGTACTAGGACCAGCTAAGCAAATCGTTGTAGGTACTGACTTGTTGTCCGACTTTTCAGAATTCCAATTATGGTACGATATCAACACCGACACTTTGCGTCATAGAATCTCTACCAAACTAGGAGTTAACATCGCCTTTCCCGAATTTTTCGTGAGTAACGATAGAGCCTAAATTAATCAGTTTGAAGGGGGTTGAAATACACCCCCTAAAAACATTTCATTAACATAACAAAAACCAAATAATATGTCTTGTCAAATTACATCAGGATTTACATTAGGCTGCCGCGACAACACCGGTGGTATTAAATCTGTATACATTTTATCTGGTTCTGTAACCAGCGTCACTGACGCAAGTGAAGGATTAATTAACGCAATCACAGGTTCAGGTATATTCTATAACTTCGAATTATTCCGTCAAACGAGTGATTTTACCGAAGAAGTAGCTGTAGTGCCAGAAAACGGAACAGTTGTTTATAACCAAACAGCCAATCTTGTTTTCTTCAAATTACAGACCTCAACTCGTAATCAAATTAAAGTATTAGCTCAAAACCCTGATATCAAAATGATTGTTGAAACCAACAACGCATCAAACACAAGTAAATACTTGTATGTAGGTGAGGAATATGGTGTTCAGCTTCTAACTGGTACTGGTGGTTCAGGAACTGCTTTTAGCGATAGAAACGGATATGCTTTAGCATTCACTGGTGTAGAACCAAACCCATCAAGCTTCATTTCAGCCTCTAACGAGACTCAGTTGTTAGCTCGACTTTCAGGTATTACAATTTCCTAATAAGAAATTATTAAAGGAGGGGGTTATGGGTGTAAATCCATAGCCCCCACTTTAGTATTTATCAAAAAAATAATTATGCTACAATTATCTAAAGGACTAGCTACAAATATAGTAGCATTTTATCCTGATATTCCTATTTCATCAAGCGCTACTCAAATTAGATTTAGTGGTTCTCAAGATTACGATAGGTCATCAAGTGTATTTGACGCAGTTGTAACATCTAATGTAGATGAAACACCCTATGTTATAGCAGAATTTTCAGGTTCATTATTACCTAGTGCTTCAGGTTTATTTTCTTATGATGTTTTTGAATTAGAAGTTGGAGCTCCTTTAATATGGAATACAACCAATATTCAATGGCAATTAGCTAATACTATTTGGAACGCAGCTGGAGGTACAGTAGTAGGTGATAAATTAGTAAGCTTAAGAGCATTTAATTCTGGTAGTGATGTTCCAGTATTTACACAATATGAAAGTCCTAATGAAAATGGGGCTTATATCACGTATTTAGGATAAATCCCACCATATTTATGTTCATATGAATAACTTTAAGTTTAGTACCTTTAACTCCAACAAAAACGAAGGAAATTATCCTATCGAACAAAACTTAAAGGGTTTTGTAAAATACGGAGTATACAACGATTTCCCTGAATATTTAATTTATTTATTCAATAATTCAGCTATCAATAATACAGCCATTCACGCAACAGTTGACGCAATTGTTGGTGAAGGGTTAGTATGCGACCAATCCCATCTATTAGATAACGCAAATAGTGATGGAGAGTCTTGGAATGATATATTCAAGAAAACAGCTCTCGATTATAAATTATATGGTGGGTTCGCTTGGGAAGTAATATGGTCAAAAGACCGTTCAAGAATCGCTGAAATATACCACATTGATTTCTCGTGGCTACGCGCTAAGGAAAAAAACGAACGCGGTAAAATACCGGGATATTACATCAGCGATGAATGGGCTGAAAAATACAGATATGGAGGAACAGGTGGAGGTTTGTTTAATCAAATAGCCTCAAGTGGCATTAATGTTGATTTACCATTTTTACCGGTATTCAATAAAAATAAAAAACAGGAGGAACCAAAACAATTATTTGTTTACAATCCTTACAGACCAGGTCAAAGGTATTATCCCTTACCTGATTATGTAGGTGCTCTAAAAGTAATTAATCTTGATGCTGAAGTAGATACATTCCATTTAGCAAATATTCAAAATGGTTTAGCTCCGTCATTATCAATTACTACGTTTACAAACGCGGACCCAGACCAAAAACAAGAAATTGAGCAAATGCTTCGCACTCAATATCAAGGTGCTGGTGCTGCGGGTCAAATGATTTATATGGATGTTGATTCCCCAGAAAACGCACCTATAGTCACACCTATTCTTTCAAACGGAAATGATGATTATTATGTAACTATTAATACAATGGTTACAGAAAAAATCCTCACTGCTCACCGCATTACATCACCAGAGATTTTTGGTATTATGACTCCTGGCAAACTAGGAGGTAAAGATGAGGTAACAGACGCTTATTTGTTGTTTATAAACACAGTAGTTAGGCCATTTCAACAAATCCTATTAAGTGAAATTGAAGATTTCTTACATTTAATGTATCCAACAGCAAATGAATTTTCAGTAGGTATTCAACAAACTAAACTATTTAGTGATGGTGAAGAGGAAGTTGATGTAGTAACAAGTGTTGAAAGTGAAGCAGGTGAAGATAATGCTTTAGAAGCAGAAATCGAAGCAACAGATAAAACAATAGACCCATCATCAGGAATTGGAGACGAAGTAGGTGGTGGTGTTGACAGTGATGGAGTAATCTAAAATAAACAAATAAAACAAACCCAATGCCAGGCTCATTAACAACCATTAGCGGAACTATTCCTGTAACTATAGGACAGTTAGCAACCCCAGCAACTACTAATTTTAGTATTGCTTTTGTATCATCAAGCTATTCTAGCTCATACGCTGCATCTTCAACTACTGCTTCTTTAAGAGAAGCTGCTATTACAGCATTTAGTGTAGAAGGAGTTAGCGTTGTATTTTACTCAGGTTCAACACCTCAAACAAATACAGCAAATACAATCTTTATTAACTCTGTACCTTTTAATACTTCAGCAGCTAACTTTACAGCTACTGCTTCAGCGGTATTTAATGCTACAGCTTCAGTACAAACTAGTGCTGCTACATATGCTTCATTACAAGGTATTTCAAGTACTGTTTCAGCATCAACTGGTATAGAATTTTCTATAGGTAATACAGGTAGTTACGAAAGTGCTTACAACTTTAATACCCTATATACAGCAGTATCAGGTAGTACAACAAAAACATTTAGTGGTGCTACGTTAGTTGTACCTGCTGGTTCAGGAATTATTACTGGTTCATTCGGTATTATAACTGCTTTAACTGATACTACTTTAACTATTTCAGGTTCAGCATTAGGTGTATCTACATTTACTTTAACTAATGGTAATATATTTACTGCTTATTCGGCAAGTGTACCTGCTAATATAATCGAAGCGATTACAGTAGTTAACCCTTATGGTTCAGTACTTGCTCAAACTCTTGCCTAATAAATAATGACTACTACTTTCATTATAAGTGAAGAAAAGTTACGTCAGTTTACTGATATTAATGATAACTTAGATTCTAAGCTCATTAAAAACGCGGTTAGAGAAGCACAAGACATTTACCTTCAACGTTTAACTGGTACCTCACTTTATGAGTATATATTAGCTCAAATTGATGCTAATACTTTAAGCGGTGAGTACCAAACATTAGTTGATGATTTTATCCAACCAATGCTAATCTATGCTTCTTATTGGGAAGCTTTAGATGCTATTTATACTCGTCCAAGAAATAATGGTTTATTACAACCAACAGGAGGAGAAAATAGTGAAAAAGCAGATGGTACTTGGTACAATAGAAAACGTCAGGCTGTAGAAAACAAGATGGAATACTATAGTGAGCGTTTAACTAACTATTTAATCCAGAATCAAAGTTTCTTTCCTGAACTTAATCAAAACGGACCATTTTGGAAACAAAATCCTGATTACGGAACACAATATAAATCACCAATCGCATTTTCTAGATACACAAAAAGTTATCATATGGATGGAGCGTTAGCTGCTGGTTTAAGAATTGGAGATTCACGTTACCCTCAATTCCCTTGGGGTTCAAACGTTTTTTATCCTGGTCCACGCGAATGCTGTTAATATAAAATAATATGGGTCAAAATTTAACTGGGCAAACGATTGCCTCAACATACGAAGATTTAGTACAAATCTCAGGTAGTATTCTAACCGATGGTACAGGTTCAAACATTAACAGTTTAACTATTACTGCTTCACTTGCTACATCAGCATCAAGAGCTATAAGTGCTGCAAGTGCTGATTCTGCTACATCAGCATCATTTGCTACATCAGCATCATTTGCTCAAACTGCTTCGTTTGCTTTAAATGTAACCCCAATTAATACAGGTTCATTTTATGTAAGTTCGTCAGTTACTAACGCTACTATTACTTTTAACCAGGGTGATGGTACTACCGAAGCAGTTACTGTTAATAACGTATCTAACGCGTCTACAGCAAGTATAGCTACATCAGCATCATTTTCTACTTCGGCATCATTTGCTACTACTGCTTCATTCGCATTAAATGTAGTACCATCATCACCTGCAGGTCTTATTTCAGGTTCAGCCCCAAAATCACTTATCTCAGCAAATTATCAACCTACAGCATCTATTGCTTCTGGTACAGGTTCTATTGCTATTGGAAATAACGTACAAGCTGATAGTACAAATCAGTTTGCTTTAGGTACTAATATTACATCCTCTAATGGTAATAATACTAATACTGTTGTAATAGGTGCTAATAATATTATACAAGGTAATGTTACTGATTCTATTGTAATTGGTAATAACTTAAATATGCAAAATGGTAAGAACCAATTGGTTTACATTGGTTCTCAACCAGCTTCAGATTTTGCTAACCAAGAATCAGTTGTTATTGGTTATGATGCTGGAGGTGCTTTAGCTGTTGTTGCTGTAGGACATAGTGCGGGAGCTAACAACAATGGTGTTGCTGTTGGCCGTAGTGCTCAGGCGGGTGGTGATAGTGCTGTTGCTGTTGGTAAAAGTACTAGTGCAACTGGTCAAAATAGTATAGCAATAGGGGTAAATCAAACAACCGCTAATATAAATGAAATCAATATTGGAGGTAGGTTTAGATTTAATAGCGGTTCACTTGACTTTATTCAACTATCAGGTTCAATACTAAATCCTGTAGTTACGGGTTCATTAACAGTATCAGGTTCATCAACATTCTTACAATCAACAGTACTTAGTGGCTCTATTAGAGGTGAAGTTAATGCTTTATCAATTGCTAGTAATACCGCCTCACTTGATTGTGCTTTAGATAACTTCTTTACACTACAATTAGTAAGTGGAAGTAATACGTTTATCAATCCATCAAACATACTACCAGGTCAAACAATTAACTTAAGAGTTAATACAACTGGTTCAGGTACTGTATCATTCCCATCCTCAGTAAAACAAGTATCAGGTTCAGCATATGTTCCTACTACCACTACTGGAGTAGATGTTGTAACATTTATTTCATTTGATGCTTCATCATTGCTATTAAGCAACGTTAAAAACTTAGTTTAATGTTTACACCATTTGCGTTTGTAAAATCATCTGCTGTAGCTCGGACTGTACCATTTATAATGGAGGTAAGGTCAGATAATAGTGGGGTTACTCCTTCAACTCAGTTTAGATTAACAGGTGCTCAAGTAAGTTCAGGTACTACTTTTAATGTAACTTTCTCCCCTATTGCTGACCCTACAAATGTAACAAGTGTTACATTAGATGTAAGTAATCCTACTATTACTTTTCCTATAGCTGGTGATTATATTGTAAGAGTAGACCCTACAACATTTAACAGAATACAATATAATGGTACTGGTGACCTAAATAAAGTATTACGTATAACCCAATGGGGTGAGATTGCTTGGTCTTCAATGGAGAACGCATTTTCTGGTTGTGCTAATTTAGATGTAACAGCAACAGATTATCCTGATTTATCAGGTGTTACTAGTTTACAGAGTATGTTTCAAAGTTGTACTAGTTTAACTGGTAATCCTGCCTTTAATGATTGGGATACTAGTAATGTTACTAATATGGCTAGTATGTTTAATGGTGCTTCACCATTTGACCAACCTATAGGAGGATGGGATACATCTGCTGTCACTAATATGTCTTCTATGTTTAGAAGTACGAATGTGTTTAACCAAGACATTAGTGGATGGGTTACAAGTGCTATCACTAATATGACTAGTATGTTCCAAAGTGCTGTTAATTTTGACCAAAACATTGGAGGATGGAATACAGCAGCTGTTACTAATATGAGTGGTATGTTTAGAAGTGCCACAGTATTTAATCAAAACATAGGTAGTTGGGTTACAAGTGCTGTTACTAATATGTCTACTATGTTCCAAAGTGCTGTAGCATTCAACCAAAACATAGGTAGTTGGGTTACAAGTGCTGTTACTAATATGAGTGGTATGTTTAGAAGTGCCACAGTATTCAATCAAAACATAGGTAGTTGGGTTACAAGTGCTGTTACTAATATGTCTACTATGTTCCAAAGTGCTGTAGCATTCAACCAAGACATTAGTGGATGGAATACAGCAGCTGTTACTAATATGAGTACTATGTTTCAAAGTACTGTAGCATTTAATCAAAACATAGGAGGATGGAATACAGCTAATGTCACTACTATGAGTAATATGTTTAATGCTACTACAGCCTTCAATCAAGACATTAGTGGGTGGAATACAATTAAAGTTACTAATTTTTCTTTTATGTTTAATAGTGCTGCAGCATTTAATCAAAACATAGGAGGATGGAATACAGGTGCTGCTACTAATATGCAGGCTATGTTTGCAAATAATTCAGTATTCAATAATGGTGGCTCTTCAAGTATAGGTGGATGGAATGTAGCTAATGTTACTAATATGCAGAGTTTGTTTCAAAGTGCTACAGTATTCAATCAAGATATTAGTGGGTGGAATACAATTAAAGTCACTAATTTTACTAATACTTTTCTGGCTGCTTCAGTATTTAATCAAAACATTGGAGGATGGAATACAGCTGCTGCCACTAGTATGAATGCTATGTTTAGTAGTGCTTTGGCATTTAATCAAGACATAAGTGGGTGGAATACAGCTAATGTTACTATTATGCAAAGTATGTTCCAGAGTGCTACAGCATTCAATCAAAACATTAGTGGATGGAATGTAAATAAAGTTACAAACTTTCTCCAAATGTTTCTCTCAGCTACAGCATTTAATCAAAATCTTGGTTCTTGGGCACTTAAAACAACTGCTACACTACCTACATTTGTATCAATATTTGCTAATTCAGGAATGAGTTGTGCAAATTACACTGACACTATTGTAGGGTGGGCAAATTATGTTAATACTAATAGTGCCCCTAAAAGTAGAACTATGTCACTCCAAACAGGAAGAGTATTTGCTAATGATAGGTCTGGTGGAGCGGCATTTGCTGATTCAGGAGCAGCACGTACTTATCTTACAGGAGCACTTCCAGATGGTGGTTGGACTATATCAGGAGATACTGTACAAGCAAGTTGCTAATAAGCAAACAAGTTTGAATTATTAGATGGGGGCTTCGGCCCCTATTTTTTTTACTTAAACTTGTGTTTTTGATACTTTTATCATATATTTAGTGGTATATGGGGGGTCTAAATAATAAATT